GAACATCTTGTCGCGCGTCCGGCTGTTCATGGTCGCCAGCCGGAATTCGTGGCGATGGAGATATTCGTAGATCAAATCCTCGTCGCGTTCCGCGACCTCGCGCGCCGTCAGCTGGAATATCTCCACATCCGGCAGTTTCCAGAGATCGGAGGCGTGATCAGGGTTTGAATAGTGTTGCATTGTCATTCTCCCAAAATTTGCCGCCCTAGGGCGGTCACTGGTTGAGTTTTAACGGTGGGCCTTGGTCACCCTAGCGGGCGCTAGTCAAAACGCGCGTACGACTCCTCAATCTCAATATACTCGCGCAGCCAATCGACTCGTTGCAACAACGTGGCCACAGACCAATCGTGATCGGCATTGTCAAATTGCGAAAAGAAGTTTCCCGCAATGTCGCCGGAGGTTTGGCCAATAGCGTCTTGCACAATACGGCATGCGCCGTCTACGTCCGGGCATTCTGCAGCGATCTCTAGAATGGTGTCGGTTGCTTTTGTCACGTCAATCATCTGTCATTCTCCCGTTTTGACTAGTTGGTTGCCTAGTAGCGAAATTACTTTACGACAAGCAAAATGCCATATGATTTACTCGCTGTCAAGCGGAAAGTAATTTTTTTTATTTTGGTTTATCGGATATTGAGTAGTAACGGAAATTTTGGCAAATTGTGCAATGATTTCAAGGGTTGGTTTATTAGCAGATTTTGAAAAGGATCAACTCTTTGGTGGGCAGGGGGAAATTACAGAATAAAAATGTAGATTGACCGCCAAAGGGTATCATATTTCATTTCTAATAGATACATACATACAACTATCTTTCTTTCGTGGCCAATATCAATGGGTTGGCCAGGTTTCTTCGTAGTTCGAATTAACTTGACTAGTAGCAATCTCCACTCTGCGGAATCAAATTGTCAAAAAATTACTTTTGGATAGACAGGGTGAGGTTGACTATCATCGGATTCAATCTTTAGTTGTGGCGTCGGAGCGCGGCGATTGGCTTGTTGCGAACTGTTAGCAATAACTCGGGGATTTTAACTCCCCGGACTGGCCGCGCAGATTTTTTATGTTCTGACTTTAACAGCGCGCAGAATTTTAAAATTTACCTTGCGCTAATAACCTAAGCGCTAAACACTCCGCCCACCGCACAGGGAGATTAAAATGAATATCTTAATTTTAAGTCCGACGCCCGAACGCCTCACTCCAACTATCCTGTCCACCGGCGACACTCTGGTGCCCGACTACATGCACGGTCCAGACCTCGCTATCTCTTATAACCACCCGCGCCTTGTGACACCCGCACAACTCGTCTTGTGCCCACACATCAACCTGCACATCTCGCTCCTGCCGTATAACCGCGGCGCCGACCCTAACTTCTGGTCCTGGTTCGACGGCACGCCCAAGGGGGTGACCGTTCACCGGATGAACGCCGGGCTCGACACCGGCCCGCTCCTTGCCCAGCGGGAAGCCTACTGGACGTCCAGTCCTCTGACGTTGGCAACCACATACCAGGAACTGCAGTCCGACCTGTTAAAACTCTTCGCGCTCGAGTGGACTTGGCTGCGCACTCTGCCCGAAGGCGTGCCGCAAGACGGTGCCCACTCCACTTACCACCGCCGCTCGGACCTCCACCCCCGCCTCTTTAATCTCCTGCCGCACGGCTGGGACACGCCGGTCTCTATCGTGGAGGAGATGGGACGGGAGTACCACTGCGGCTTGACGCACACCGGCGTACCACACTAAACTGACAAGGCGTACTCTCCCTACGCACCACCTGCTCGGTGCCGGTGTTTAACCCATGACCCGGCGAGGCGTCGGCACCGAGACTTTCAGGGCATACGATGGCTGGCGCCACAGGCTCATGGGACAGCGGGGCGACCGGCTCGTGGGACATCAATCCCGACGAGTGGCACCCGGTCATCAGTTCCAACGTCTCGGCGTGGAAATATGACCCGCGCGCCAAGACCCTCACCGTTCGCTTCAAGTCCGGACGCGAGTACCGCTTCGGGCAGGTGCCGCAGGACGTGGCGGAGGGGCTGGGGACTGCCGGCTCCGCGGGCAAATACTTCAACGCAGCCATTAAAAATAGCTACAGGACACTATGATCTCTTACCGCTCCAACTTCGCCGCGCGTGACCTCAAGCCCTCCCGCCACTACGTCGGCAAGTTCGACGCTCCGGTCGCCAACCCCCCACCATGCCAGCACAATCTGCCGGAGCCGTCGGACTACCACTCATATAATGCGTTCAAGGGGCAGCGCGCCGAGCCAAAACCCGCCAGTGACAAGCCGCTGAGCGCCAAGCAGGCCGCTCTCCCCAAACCCCGCAAGAAGCGCCCGGTGACGCACAACCTGCACGTCGGCGAGTACGGGCACAGATTTACGGCCGAACAGCGCGCGCAGGTGGTAGAGATGCTCAAGCAGAACATCGCCCAGAACACCATCTGGCGGACCGTCGGGGTCAGCCGCCATGCCGTGGCGGGGCTGGCGTACCGGATGCGGCAGGCACAGAAGAAAGCGCTCAGTGGACCAGCAACCCAACCAGCTTGAAGACATCATCCTGAAGCTCGGGCGGCATCCCAAGCTCATGCATCAGGTGCTGTTCGGGCACCGGCATCCCAACGACACGCCGCCGTTCCATTGGGAGATCATCGACTTGTGGCACAGCGCAGCCCCGCGCGTGTTGATCAAGGCGTTCCGCGGTGCGGCCAAGAGCACCATCGCCGAGGAAGCCATCATCGTGCAGGCGTGCCTGCGGCAGTTCAAGAACGGCATCATCCTGGGAGAGACTTATGAAAGAGCCGTTGAACGTCTGCGTGCCATTAAGCATGAATTCGAAACAAACGAGATTATTGAAGAAATGTTTGGACGACTTGTTGGCCCCACATGGTCTGAAGGCAAAATCATCCTTTCCAACGGGGTCATCATTCAAGCTTTCGGCAGGGGTCAATCTCTCCGGGGATCGAAGCATCTTGATTACCGTCCCGACAGAGCCTTCGGCGACGACATCGAGAACGAAGAAAGCGTCGGCACGGAAGAAGCCATCGAGAAGTGCATGAGGTGGGTGATGAGCGTGGTGATGCCCGCGCTCGACCCCTCCGCAAAAATACGTATCAACGGCACGCCGCTGCACCCGCGCTCAGTGCTCGAGCAACTCAGTCACGACCCCTCGTGGCAGGTGAAGACTTTCCCGATCGAGTACCTCAATGACGAGGGTGAGCTCACGGCGACCTGGCCGGGGAGGTTCAATCTGGAGTGGACGGCGGCGACGCGCGACGACTACCGGCGCCTGGGGCTCTCCACCAACTTCGAACAGGAGTTCATGTGCAAAGCAGAGGACCAGGCGAGCAAGCCATTCCACGCCTCCATGATGAAGGTCGAGCCGACTGTCCGAACGTGGCAGGCTGTCTACGCTATGTACGACCCGGCTCGCTCTGTGAAGAGTTCATCGGCGTCTACGGGTGTTGCCATCTGGTCGTGGGTGGCGAACCGGCTGGTGATATGGGACGCCTACGCTGGCATGTGGATGCCGGACCAGATCATCAATGACATCTTCAAGGTCGACAACGACTACCGTCCGATCGTGGTGGGCGTCGAGGAAACGGGCCTCAACGAGTTCCTTATGCAGCCGCTGCGGCAAGAGCAACTGCGCCGCGGTTACGCAGTACCGATACGCGCGCTCAAGGGACCCCGTGGCGCGGACGGCAAGGTCGAGGGCAAAATTCCATTTATCCGCGGTCTGCAGCCGTTCTTCAAAGCAGGAGAAGTGACATTTGCCAAACCCTGTGAAGAGGCCGTCGCGCAGCTCCTGGCAGTCCCAACTGGGCGAATTGATATCCCGAACGCCCTTGCCTACGCTCTTCGCCTTCGTCCTGGTGCTGTCATTTTTGATGGTTTTGGCACTCAACATATCGCCGAGCGACTTGTCCGACAGGTTCGTCAACCCACGTTTCTCGCGGTAAACGCCACCCAGATGTGCACGACCGGCGTGTTGGTTCAGATGGTAGATGGAGGTTTGCATGTCCTCGCAGACTGGGTCCGAGAAGGAGACCCCGGAGCAGGTCTCGACACCATCGTTCGAGAAGCCGGCGTCGAGGCCGAAGGAAAGGTTCGTGTCTTCGCCGGCCCAGACCATTTTAGTCAGTATGACACTGTGGGACTTCGAGCGGCTGCGCGCAAAATACCCTGCGATGTCGGTCGTAGCGGTGCGCAGCACGTCGGGCGTGAGGAATTACGAGGTGTCTTTAGGCGACTGACCAAGGGCATTCCGGCGTTTCAGGTCTCCACGCAGGCGCGCTGGACGCTCAACGCGCTCGCTGGCGGCTACGCCAAGGAGGTCACGCGCGAGGGGATGCTGACGGAGTTCGCCGTCGAGGGGCCATACCGAACCTTGATGGAGGGGCTGGAGAGCTTCGCTGCGCTGATGAAGTCGTCTAGCCTGTCTGACGATGTTCCGGTAAAGTACGCCACGGCACCGGACGGCCGACGGTTCATTTCGGCCCTGGCAACGGGTAGGTAAATGGCCGAGGACATCGACGTCGACAACGCGGAAGAGGCGGAAGACGTCCACGTCGACCCGATGCTGGACCCGCGCGCCAAGGACATCTCCCGCAAGGCCGGGATGCGCAAGCAGCTGCTGTCGCTATACAAGGACGTCGAGAAGGGGTTCACGGACCAGTATGAGCGCTCCAACGACCAGATGGACTTCTGGGACATCTACAACTGCCAGCTTACTGGCAAGCAGTTCTACAGCGGCAATTCGAAGATCTTCGTCCCTATCGTCCACAACGCTGTTAACGCTCGTAAGACCCGATTTACCAATCAGATTTTTCCTCAAAGTGGACGATACGTTGAGGTCACCTCGAGCGACGGAACGCAGCCCGACAGCATCACCGCCCTGCTAGAGTCCTACGTCCGCAAGGCCAAACTGCGGACCCTGATGCCTGCTCTGATGAAGAACGGCGACATCGAGGGGCAGTATAATGTGTACGTCGGCTGGGCCGAGCAAGAGCGCCACGTCACCTGGAAGACCAAGTCGCAGCCGCTGATGGACGGCGGCATGGGGGAGATGATCCCCAACCCGGCGATGGACCCGGTCGACGACATCGCCCAGGAAGAAGTGGTGGCTGCGCACCCGGTCGTCGAGATCCTGTCCGACAGCGACGTGCTGATCCTGCCAAACACCGCGGACGGCGTCGACGAGGCGATCGCCTGCGGCGGCTCAGTTACCGTGCTGCGGCGCTGGGGGAAGGCCAAAATCCGTCAGATGATCGAGTCCGGCGCCATCCGCAAGGAGGAAGGCGAAGAACTGATGGAGGCTCTGGCGCAGCCCAAGCAGCCGGGAACCATCAACAAAAACAAGAAGATGGCAGATGCCGCGGGCATTCATGGCGACGACGTCAAGCACGCTTTGATCTACGAGACCTGGTCGATGCTCAAGGTCAAGGACGGCTACCGCATCTGTCGGGCGTTCTTCGGCGGAGAGGACAATATCCTGGGCTGTCAGCGCAACCCGCTGTGGTGCGACCGCGTGCCGGTGCTCTCGGTTCCGGTGGAGAAAGTCTCGGGCTCGGCCAAGGGCGTGAGCAAGGTCAAGCCTTGCGCCGACATGCAGTACGCCGCCAACGATGCCATCAACGAAGCGTGGGACAGCGCCGCCTACGCGCTCATGCCGATCGTGATGACCGACCCGGAGAAAAACCCGCGCGTCGGTTCCATGGTGCTCAGCCTCGCAGCCGTGTGGGAGACCAGCCCGAATGACACCCAGTTCGCCCAGTTCCCCGCTCTCTGGGAGCAAGGATTTGCTCTCGTCAACAATTGTAAAGCTGAGATATCACAGACACTTAGCGTATCTCCAGCTGCTATTACGTCCGGGGGTGGTGGATCAAGTGATAGCAAGAAGAATCAGGCTGAGATCGCTCAGGAACAACAGATCGACATCCTCACCACCGCCGACGCCGTGACGGTGATCGAGGAAGGCATCCTGACGCCGATGCTCAACCTGTTTCTCGAGCTCGACCACCAATACCGCGACAAAGACTTGGTGGTACGTCAGTACGGCGAGATGGGCGTCAAAGCCAACATGGAGGCCATTCCGCCGATCCAGATGGAGAGCCACTACGCCTTCCGCTGGTTCGGCGTCGAGCAGGCCCGATCGGCGCAGCAAATCCAGCAGCAGATTGCCGGCATGAACGTCATCCGCGGCATTCCGCCGCAGCAGCTCAACGGCTACACCATCAATCTGGTGCCGATCATCACCCAATTGGTCGAGAACACCTTCGGCCCGCGGCTCGCGCCCTTGATCTTTATCAAGCCAGAAGATCAGTTACCGGTTCCGGTCGAGCAGGAGAACGACTTGATGGCGCAGGGCTTCGAGGTGCCCACGCACCCGCAGGACGATGACCAAATGCATATACAAGCGCATATGGGCCTGCTACAAACACTAACGCAAACCGGCGACACCAAAAATCAGAAGAAAATCCAATCGCATATTTTCCGGCATGTGCAGCAGGCCCAAATGAAAATGCAAGCGGCGATGGCGGCGCAAACACAAGGGGCTCCCGGTGTTCCAGGGGGCGAAGGCCCAGGTGGACCTCAGCCAGCTCCCGGTGTGGCAGGAACCCCAAGGCAAGGCGCGCAGCCCGGCCAACCTAGAAATCAAGGTCCAGCGGGCATGATACACCGTGACCAGATGCAAGATCCCAGCGTAATGCCACGGAAGATGGGATGATCACCCAAGAACGGCTGAAACAGCTTTTGAGTTATGACCCCGCTACGGGGGCTTTTACTTGGCTCCGCGCGCATCGAAAAATCAAGGTTGGCGATCGCGCGGGGGCGCTTGATGCTGGTTATTGGCGCATGAAAATTGACGGGCAGTCATACAAGGCGTCCCGCTTGGCGTTTCTCTATATGACAG